AGCGCGGCGAGGGCAACGAGGGCGTGCTGCGCTGCGCGGTCGCCAAGAACCCAAACCCGCTGGTGCGTCAGATGCTCGCTGCACGGACGGCCGATCTTCGGCCATACTGCATCGATGCGCGCGGCGAAAAGGGGTCGTGTGGGCCTGATGCTGCGCTGTGGGAGCAGAAACCGTGAGCGCCGATTTTGAGAGCTGGTCCAAAGAGTCGCTGGTGATGTTCGCCCGCGACGCCACCGAGCGCATGGCCCAGCAGAAGGTCGAGATCGTCAGCCTCCAGATGCGGCTCGATTGGGCCGAGGAGGACACGCTGGTGGCGCTGGCCGCGTACCGTGACCTGCTGCGCGGATGGCCGTCAGCGGATGCGGCCAAGGGGGCGGCGAGGCACTGATGCAGATACGCCCGGTATCGCTGAAGTTCGCGCAGGAGTTCGTGCGCGAGCATCACCGGCACAACAAGCCGCCTGTCGGTCACAAGTTCAGCGTCGGGCTGTTTGACGGCGACCGATGCGTCGGCGTGGCCGTTGCCGGTCGCCCGGTAGCGCGGATGCTGGATGACGGGATGACGCTAGAGGTCGTGCGAACTTGCACAGACGGCACACGCAACGCTAACTCCATGCTCTACGGTGCCATCGTCCGCGCGGCCACGGCGCTCGGCTACCGCAAGTGCATCACCTACACGCAGCACGACGAGAGCGGCGCAAGCCTGCGTGGTGCTGGGTGGACGGCGGTTGCGCAGTTGCCGCCTAACAAGGGGTGGAGCGTGCCAAGTCGCCCCCGAGCCGACATTGGCAGCGGAGGCGTGGCGCGCGTGCGGTGGGAGCGCGTTACTTCGTCACACGCTTCGTCTTCTCAAACGTCCTGAGCCCGCCGATCCCCAGCATCCCGGTGATCACCACCCACAGCAGGTCGAGGTTCAGCGCAGGCGGCGCAGGCCAGCCCTTGACCGTAGCGCCCCAGGCCAGCAGCGGCTGGCCGATGGTGGCGTAGAGGAACCCCAGCGCACCGCACCACCCGAACGCCGGCCGCCAGCCGGCGACGAACACCGAGGCGTGCGTGGCCTCGCGGGCGTTGATCTCCAGCTGCGCGATGACCTGCTTGAGTTCGCCGTCGGCGGCCATGCGCACCAGTTCCATCTCGGCCTGGCGCTTGGCCTCCGGGTCAGGAACGAAGCGGTCGAGCAGGGTCTTGCCCATCTCAAAGAGTGGGCCGAGGATGAGTGGGTTCATGGTAGTTCGAAGTGAGGTCCGTCGATGAATGGCCTGCGGCCCTGCTTGCGCCGCTCGTCGATGTAGGAGTTCATGGCCGAAGCCATCGTGCCGTGCCACTTGCGGATGTCCTGCACCGTCCACGCGCCGCCCCACTTGATCGGCGTGCCGAGTTCGGTGGCGGCCTGCTTCATCGCGTCCGCGATGTCGTCGTAGAGGTTCAGTTCCCACGACGCGCGGCCATTGATGTACGCCATCAGATCCACAGCATGGCCGGTCAGGTGGCGCGAGTTCATCGTCTGCGACGCACCTGAGTTGACCAGTTCCTGCTGCCGCGTCTGCGTGCGCAGGCCCTCGATGACGCCGAAGTCCACCTTGGTGATCTGGATGGCGCGCTTGACCACAGCCACCAGCACGGGCTGCACGCCCATGAGGTTTTCCAGGCTGCGCTGGCTCAAAGCGAACGTCATCTCCGCACCTCATTCTTGAAGTGTTCCCACGCCCCCACGGCCAGGAACACCAGCACCGCCCACAGGCCCAGCGAGGCCGTCTTGGAGAAGGCATCCTGCTTGGCCTTGTCCCACCAGTTCGCCGTAGCGATCTGCTTCTCGTGCGCCAGGCGATGCCCATGCGGATCGCCGCCTGGGAACGCCTCGGCGAACGACTGCCGCAGCGCCGCGAACTGCTTGTCCATGTGCGCGACCAGGTGCGGCTCATGGGACGCCAGCGCCTGCTGCACGGCTTCAGCGATCATCAGCCGCACCCGGTCTTCGGTGAGCGACGGGTCTCGGCGCTCGGGGCCATCGTAGAGGGTCATGGTCAGTCAGGCAGGATGAGTTTGTTGACTGGTTCGGCAGGGCGAAGTTGGTTGCGCTGCGCTGCTCGGGTCTTGGGGCCTTGGCCCGTGCCCTGCACCGGCCGCGCCATGCGGAACTGCTCCTCAAGCGACTCCAGCAGGTCGAGCATACGCTCGCGGTCGGCTGCGGCCTTGCGCTTCGCCGCGGCGTCCTTGGCCTTGGCCTCGATCTGCGCAAACGCATCGGCCTTGTCGCGGGCCTTCTTGATGGCATCGCTGACCCAAGCGCGGTCCATCATCTTCTCCGCGACGGCCTTGTCCGACAGCGCCTTCATGCCGGGAGCGACTTCGGCAAGGTCAACCTTCGTGCGTTCCCACGCCACCTTCTCCGTTGCGGTCAAGTCGAACCGCTTGCCGGCTGATACCTTTTGCGCGGCCGACTCCAGATCGGCGCCGAAGTTGCGGAACGTCTCAGGCGTCGCGCCCTTGAGGCCTTGGCTGGCTTCGCGCAAGCGCCCGGTAACCGGGTCAAGCTCCAGCATCACTTCGCCCGCGGCTGGCCGGCGCCGCGCAGCCTCGGTCGCAGCCTGCCGCGCCTCTGCCTCTTGGCCCAGCGCACGCGACATCGCCGCGCGGCGGGCGTCTTCGGCGCGCAGCGTGGCCATCGTGCTTTCGGCGCTGGGCGCCGGCAGTTGCGACGGGCCGGCTTCGGGGCCGACGAACGTGGCGCGCGGCGGGTACTCGTTGGGCTGCATCACGAAGTTCGGGCGGTACGGACCCGCGCCTGGCGGCAGCACTTCAATCGGCGTCTGGTACGGCACAATTGCCCGCTCGCGGGGGATCGGCTGCACCAGTTGATTGCGAGGCAGGCGGTAGTCGGGCACCGTAAGGCCAGCCTGATACGCGGCCGAGGCAAGCCGGTTGGCGGCGAACTGACTGCCCAGCGCGCCCAGACCCGTTCCGGTCACTGCGCCGACAGCCATGCCGGGTACGCCGAGCGGCGACCCCAGCGCAGTTCCGATAGTGCCGCCGAGCCCTGCTCGCGCCACTCGCGTCTGATACCACGGCGAGGCGGGGTTGACGCCAAACGCATCCGGGAAGTTGCCCGCGATGCGCCCCAGCGCCGCCAGATCGCCGGTCAGGGCGTTGTCTTTGGCGGTGATGCGCGCAATCTTGTTGGGGTCAACGAGGCCGGTGTTCAGGTCCGTTGCGGCCTGATAGGCGTAGATGCGCGCCATCTTCTCGCGCGCCGCTTGGTACTCTTTCAGCAGCTTGGGGTCAAAGACGCTGCGATCCGCGCCTTGCTCCAAGATGTTGGCAATCGCCATGTTTGTGTCGGCGAGGTCCAACTGAATCGGGTCGGCGTTCTTGTTGTTGTAGATGCGCCGAGCGTCCTTGCGCAGCTTGCTGATGTTGTCCAAGAACGCCGCGCCCGACATGCCGCCGCTCATCTGCGTAACGGCGCTGTCAATGAGCGCGTTGATCTTGCCCGCAGCCGCCGCGCCGCCGATCAGCGTTTCTGACGGGCGAAGATCGTCCAGCGCCTTGAGCGCAACCTCATCGGCTTGGATGACCGGAATCTGTTTGATCTTGTTGTAGGGCTCGGCGATGGCCGCCCGCGCGGCATCAAAGGACTTGACGTTGTTCAGCGCCGCGTCGGGCGCCATACCCATGTCTTGCCGCGCCACGCGGTTCACGGCGGGGCGGTTGACCTCAACGATCTTCTCCGCGCCGCGAGCGCCGGCCATAGCTGACCAAGCGCGAGTGCTCATTGAGGGCTGGATGTCGGTCGGGTTGAGTGCGATGCCGAGCCGCTGCGCATCCTTAGCCGCGTCGATCTGCGGCGCGCGGGCGTAGGACTCAGCCGACCGCGCCTCGGCGCGGCGCTCCAGCATCGGGCCGACTGTGGCTTCCTTGGCGGCCTGCACGCCGCGCCCGGCCACCGTGCGGGCTTGCGTTGCTGTGCCAGGCAGCACCGGCACGTTCGCGCCGATGATGGGCGGCAGCGCCGACAGCGCGGGCGCCGCAGCCTCCAGCATGGCCGCCGCCTCGGGCGTCTGCGGCGGGCGAATGCCGGCCAGCACTTCTCGCGCGCCCGCTTCGCCTCGGCCAGTGGTCAGCCCGTAGATCGGCGCCGCAACGCCCCGCGCCGCTGCGCTGCCCAGCGTCAGTGCAACGTCCAGCGGCGCGGCCACCAGCCCGCCGACGCGCTGCATGAACGAGCGCGGGACTTCTGGCGTGGGCGTGGCGTAGAACCCCGACGCCGTGGGAATTTCGCCTTGCCGCACGGGTCTGAACCCCTCGGGCGCGTTGGCCCGCAGCCAAGCGTCAGGGTCAAACCCGCGCGGCTGCGAAGGCGTTTGCGGGTTAGCCCGCAGCCACGCATCAGGGTCGAACGTCGCCATCACCTTGCTCCAAGCCGCTGTTTGATCGTAGCCGATCTCGGATCGGTCGGATTGGCGTTGGCCCAGTCAAGCGCCTGCTGGTCTTGGGGCGACAACCGGCCCGGCTCTTCGACCGTCAGCGGGATGTTTGTCTTGACCTTGGCCGCGTTGCGGTTGTGCAGCGCGATGACGTTGCGCGCCATGCGCTCGTTGATGTCGAGGATGCGCTCAATCGACTTGCGGTCAAGCGTGACCTTGCCGCCCGCCATCTTTTCCGCGTACTCACGGTCGGCGTTCGACAGGCCGGTGCCGGCGCCGAACTGCTTGATGATGCGCCCGACGTTGGCCGCCATGTTGGCGGTGAAAGCTTGCGTGTTCGCCACCGAATCTTCGGCGAAGTTGATGCCCGCCTGGTTGAGCGCCGCGCCCAACCCGGTCAGGAAATCCGCGCCGAACCCGGTGATGACCCCGCTCTTGAGCAGACGCCGGCCCTCCTCGATGGTCGAGATGATGCCGCGAGCGTCTTCGGCAGCAGCTTTGTCGTCGATGAGTTTCTTGGCCTGCCCTTTGCCAAGTTCGCCTTCAAACGCGCTCTCTTGTGGCGGCAACTTGATGGGCACCGTGACTTGCGCCGGCTTCGGCTGGAGCGCCTGCTTGTACTCCACGAAGGTGCCCTTGAAACCTTGTCGCACGGCCTCTTGGTACTCGCGCATCCCGGCGGTAGGCTCTGCCTCCTTCGGCAGCGTACTCACCAGCGCCTTGCCCTGCTCGCGGACGCGCGCGCTGGGGCTCGTCAGCATGTTCTGCACTTGCTCACGGGTGAAGCCGGTGGGTGCGGCCATCGCGTTCACAGGCGCCGGCAGGCCGATGTCGAACGGCGTGCCCGCCAGCAAGCTCGTGGGCGCTGCGGGCGCAGCCGGCAACGCGGCCGGCGCTTGACGCACGACTGACGGCGCAGCGCCACCGGGCAAGCCGAATCGCGTGGCCTCGCTCCGATACAGGTCTTCCTCGTCCAGCGCCTTCAAACCCTCGCGGGCGAACTGGATCAGCGTGGGCTCGTCGGCCTGCACGCCGAACTGCAACACCTTCATCATCGTAGGCCGGTCCAGTTTCTGACCGCCTTGCGCAAGCGCCTCGGCAGCGCCGGTCAGAAATTTCTGGCGCTCGGCAGCGCGCGCCTCCCTAGCGCGCCGCTCGGCCGCCTGCGCCGCCCGCTCATCCCGCTGCGCCAGCATGTTCTCCCGCTGGAACTGCATCTGCTCGGCCTGCTGCTGGCGCAGCATGTTGCGGTCTTGCTCGGCGCGAACAGCTTCTTGGCCACGAAAAAACGCGCCGGCCGGGTCCATGCCCTGAAGGACGCTGAAGTCGAGTGCCATAGTCGGCCTGCCTTAGAAGTATTGCCCGAGGTCTTGGTTGCCAAACGCCAGGCCGGAACCGAACCCAGACGACGCCAGCCCACCCGCGGCAAACGCGCTCGGCGCACCAAACGCCCGGCCGCCGATCCCGCCAAGCTGGTTCAGCATGTTGCCGTAGGTGCTGCCGCGCGCCAGTTGGGCTTGGCCAGCGGTCTGCCCCATTGCGCCGTAGATGTTGCCGGCCCCGGAAGCGTAGTTCTGCCCGAGCGTGTTCATCACGCCCGCCGCCGCGGGGCCAATCTGAGCCAGCCCGGCAAGACGGTTGTAGGCGTTGCCGAACTCCTGCGAAGCGACATCCTGGCCGTAGCGTTGCAGCGCCTTGCCGGTCGCGCCGCTCATCAGTCCGCCACGCGCTGCGGCCGACCGCTCCAGCGCCTTCAGCCCCTCGCCCAGTCGGAACCCGTAGCCGGGGTCCATCTGGAGGAACTGCTGCGCCGCGCCCGGGCCGCCCATCATCAGCGAGCGCAGCCGGTTGTAGTCCTCGGTGCCGCCGGCAAGGAAGGGCTGTTGCCGCGCAACGCCCTCCTCGTACATGCGCTGCTGAAGTTGCAGCGCCTTGTCTTGCTGCTCGCGCTCGGCCGCCTGTGCTTTGCCGATTTGCCGGGACTGCACCGCGCCGCCGATAAGCGTCGCCGCGGCGGGGATCAGAAATTGCCACATGTCAGGTCACCTCACGGCCGCTGACGCGGATATTGATAGCCGAGGATGCGCCGGCAATCGTACTGATGAATCCGCTCGGTGCCAAGACGTGCCCGACCAGTTCGGGGAAAGTATACGTCTCGGCCGGCTGGATCGATTTCGTCTTGACGATCAGGTTCTGGTTGCCGGCCGTGTCGGCAGCGGTCACCAGGTTGACGCTGATCGTCGTCGTGGTGGCGCTGTAGTTCGTGGCGGTGAACTTATCGATGATCGCCGTCACGCCGCTGGCAGTGTACTGCGTAGTTTGCGTGTTCTCGGCCGTCTTGGCGGGAACAAGGACTTTGACGGTGACGGTCATTATTGGACTCCTTGAATGTTGTTGCTCACGGTGAGTATGACCGATGGAATGCCGGGGTGCGGAGCGACAGCACCGGAGGCCAGCAGTTGCACGCCGAGGTTGCTCACCGAGAACATGAGTTCAACGTAGTCGTTGGCCTTGAGGTTGAAGAAGTAGTTCAGCGCGACTAGCACTTCCGCGTTGTTACCCTGCACACGCACCTGCGAGGCCGAGTTCGTCACATCGACCCCGTTGAGCCTGAACCAGAGGTAAAACGCCTCGGCAGTCGCCACCGTGCTGTCAAGTTGGATCGAGGTCTGAAAATTGTAGATGCCCTCGGTGTCCACGATCACATGGGATGTCGTGGTACCAATGGTCACGCCGTTGCTCAGGTCGGTCGTGTTGTAGGTGATCGCCGTGGCCGTGTTGATGACGGTCGCGGTCTGCGTGGCGGTGCTGTAGAACGACCCATAGCGCGACCGCTTGAACTCGCGCGGCGGGGGCTGCACTTCCAGCGCGTCAATACGCTTGACGATCTCGTCAATTTGGGCAGGTGGCGGCAACGTGGCGAACTGCTGCTCCAGCCGCTGACAACACTCATCGTAGCGCGCCATCATCGACGCAAGCTGCGCGTCTTGGTAGAGCAGCGCCAACTCGCCGCTGTTGTCCTGGCTGGCCGGCCCGAGGTTGGGCGAGTCGTTACTCTCGGCGCTCTGGAACAGGCTCAGGAAGAACAGATACCACTGACGCGAGATCAGACCCGTGCGCTCGTCCAAGAGCGGCACGCGCGGCGGCGTGATCGGCGTTGGGGTGGCGTTGGGCGAAACCATCAGGCGTCCGTGGGGCTGATGATAAGGTCGGCGCCCATGATGGCGATCTTGACCGGATCGGTGCCGCTGACCTCGTACACGCGGTCGCGCAGCTTGAGTGTCATGCCCAGCCGGCGCCAGATGACGCGGCGGTAATACTCGCCAATCTTACCCATGCCCGACCAGTGCTCGTTCGACCAGGTGTGGCCACCATCGTCGCTCCAACGCAGCATAGCCTGCGGGTCGCTGCCTTGGCCAAGGTTCAACCCCACGCCCGACTCGCAATCAAGTTGGAGCATGTGGTGCGCGGTGCGCTTGAGGTTGTTCTGGCCGGTCGGCAGCGCCCGCCACGACCGCAGCCACCGCTGAATCTGCCCATCGTCGGCGTACACCTCGGGATCGAAGGCGTAGAGATTGCCGTTTTGGTAGTCGCCAACGATGATCTCGTTGCTGAAGACCATCTGGCAGTTGCTGCGGTGCCGCGTGAAGACGCTGTTGGACCACCCGGCCCGCTCATGCCAGGAGTTCGTCGCCACGTCGTAGACCCAGGTGCGGTCGGCTGATGGGAACGTCAGGACGTAGAACGAGTGGCCGTCTTGCTGGTAGGTGTAGGCGATGGCGTCGCTGATGTCGCCGTAGGACTGGATGTGCCACTCGACGGCATGCGTGCTGATGCGTTGACCTTGGTAGCCGTTGGCGCGGTACACCATCCCCCGACCCCGGGCGTCTTGGCCGAGCCAGAAGACGCCGTTGTCCATCTTGGCGACCGTGTACGCAGCCGCGCAGCCGAGTTCGTTGTACGCGCCTTGGATGCGTTGCAGCGGGAAGTCCGACGCGCCCGAGTCGTACCACACCTCGACGCTGTTGGTGCCGAACACCCAGATTTCGCGGAAATTGGACAGGATGGCAATCACGCCGTCCGGGCTGCCTTCCGCACTGGCGAAGTCCAGCGGGTCGACCTGCGTGCCGTCAAGCAGGCTGGTGATCCAGATTTTTTGACTGTTCGGCTCGTTGAAGACGAAGTAGCCGTCAAGGTAACCGACCGTCACCGCGCCGGGGAAGTCCGGGTCGGTGATCTGCGCGAACACGTTGGTGTTGGCGTTGTAGATGTACCCGTCAGGGTTGGCCGCGACAAACAGTTGCGTACCGTTGTCGGCCATGCTGACCGGCCCGGTGCCACTGACGGCACCAAGCAGCGTGCTGTTGTACGCCGTGTCAATCTTGTAGAGGCTGTTGCCGCTGACAACGTACCCGTAAGCGCCGAACTGCCACATCCCGCGGACGGGTCCGCTGCCCACGGTGGCGAGCAGCCGCAGCCCCGGGCAGCGTTGCAGAAACGCCGGCTCCTTGCCGCCTTCCGCGATGATCTCGGGGAAGAGGTTGACCATCCGCGCGTCCGCAGCGTTGACGCTGCGAACGACGTAGGACGAACCGAGGATCGGCGTCTTCATGCTTCAGCGGATCAGTTCCAGCAGACCCCAGGCCACGAAGCCCGGCGCTGCCGTTGCCACGGCGTCCCAGATGTCGACCTGGCCCTCGCCTCGATACCACTGCTGCCACTCGTAGAACGCGCCGAACATGGTCGAGACGAACGCGAGCGCGAAGCCGAGGTTGTGCTGGCCGATCCAGACAGCGGCGTAGGTGACCGCCACGGCCAGGACGCCCATGATGAGGTGCAGGATCTTGTCGCGGGGGATGTTCATTGCAGGCTTTCGGGCAGTGTTACGCTAAATCGTTCAGTAGCCGATTGTTAGGGCCACCACAGAATATGTGCCAGATGCCATCGCCAATTGCAGCGCCGATGCAGACCGCGTGTATGTTCTGGCCGCAGGAGAACCGATTGCGGTAAAACTCTGCACGACGACCGGCGCAGCGCCGGTTGAAGCCATGAGCAAATCGCAAAATCTGTCGCCGCTGCTGATGCCGTTGACGATGACGAAACTGCCCAGAGCGCCAGCATTGGTGGCAATCGTTGTCGCCGACGTAGAGACAGATACCAGCGTGGGCTGAACGCTAAGTTTTGCCTCGGCGCTTGCGGCGGCGTTTCCGAGGGTTTGCGCCCCTGTGAAAGTGTTCGCCGCGTCGGTGCGAGCCGCCGTAAAGTCGGCATCTGGCACCGTCATCGTGCGCGTTGCTCCAGCACTCGGCCCAGCAATCTGGAGCAAGCCACCAACGGCCGTGCGAATTGCATTGGCGACTGCGGAAAATGCCTTGAGCATTATTTTCTCCTAGTCTACAGGGTGATAAACGTTCCAGAATCGTTCGTATAGAAGCGAACGTTCGTCCCGTCGTAGAACATGTTGTACTTCAGTTCGCCAGAACCAGAGGTAGTAGCAAGAGCATTGAACAACATGCTGCCGGTATAGGTGCGATCCAGATATGCCGCGCCGATATTTCCGCGAAAGTTGTTCAACGAATCAAAATCGCGCACATCTGCCGTCTTGGTGACTTGAATGTAGTCGAGTTTGTTGTTGCTGAACGGCTCAGGTGCGTAGAGGGTAGTTGCCGGGAAAGCTCCAGTTCTAGACTTTATGAGCGTTGCCGCGCCGTCGACAGCGTTATTGGTGAAGGTGGTGTAGCGCGCTTCTGTCAGGCTGGTACCGTACAACAATATGACCGCTTTCGTAGCCATTGCGGTGCTGCCGTTGAACCCGGCTTTCGTGAACGGTTTGGCCGTGAAGTTGTTTCCGTTGACGATCATGTTTTTGTACTGATCGTCAATGAAGTACAGATAGTTCTGGAAATACTTGAATGAGTTTCCAGAGACATTGATGTTGATAATCTGGCCGTCCGGGAAATTCACCGCGTCGAATGCATCAGTGTAGACGCGAAGACCGTTCTGGTAGAGCACCCCGGTGGGCGTAAAAGTTTTCGGCCCTACGATGACGTTGCCGGTAATGGCAATGTCGCCCATCGGCGTCA